GGACCTGTGCCCGCAAGGCAATCCGTGACTGGCAACGTCAGGGCATTGATCCGGGCGCGATCATCGTTGACCACCTAACCATCGCCAAGGCTGACAACGACCGCAAGGGCAACAAGGTGGCCGAGGTCGGGGACATTTCCCGTGGGCTTGCCGAAATGGCCAAGCGGCTGGACGTGCCTGTGGTGGCCCTGTGCCAGCTTTCCCGCGACGTGGAGAAGCGCGACAACAAGGACAAGCGCCCCGGCCTGTCGGACCTCCGCTGGTCTGGCGAGATCGAACAGGACGCCCGGTTGGTGATGTTCCTGTATCGCCCGGAATACTACTGCCGCCGCCCGGAAGACGACTCCGACTTCGAGGCGATGGGCGAATGGAAGGCCCGGCTCGATAAGGTCCGCAAGAAGCTCTATTGGCTGGTCGAGAAGAACAACAACGGGCCGACCGGCGAGGTTGAGACCTATTGCGAGATTTCTTGCAGCGCAATCCGTGACAGGTTGGGGGTGGGACTTTGAGCCGCCTCGTCACCGACACCGAGAAAGAGTGCTCGCGCTGTGACGCGGTCAAGCCGCTGTCGGCCTTCCACAAGAACCCCAGATGCCGAGGCGGCGTGGATGGATGGTGTCGGGACTGCCACCGCGAATACGCGCGGGTGCGCATTGCGAAAGACCGGCTCAGGCACGCTGCGAAAGCGAAGGCTTGGCGGGCCGCGAACCCTGAAAGCGTGAAGGCTATCCTCCGAAAGCATAGAGAGGCCAACAAAGAGGCCCATGCCGCTTTTCACAAGGCGTGGGCTGAAGCCAATAGAGACCGGAGGCGCGCTGTCGGCTCTCGCTATCGCGCAGCCCTGCTGCAAGCCATTCCGGCATGGGCGAGCCCTGACAAGATAGCTGCGATCTACAAGCGGGCGATGGAGATCGAGCGGGAGACGGGCAAGAAGCACCAGGTCGATCACATCGTTCCGCTGCAAAGCAAGATCGTTTGCGGCCTTCATTGTGAAGCGAACCTTCAGGTTCTGACGGCTTCCGAGAACGCCTCCAAGAAGAACTATTGGTGGCCCGATATGCCGCTCGCCGGGGGGGCGTCCGCATGAGCGCCCCCTTCATGCAGCTCTATGTCGCTGACTACCTGGGCGACACCCGGCACCTGACCACGGAGCAACACGGGGCCTATTTGCTCCTGCTCATGACCATGTGGCGGTCAGACGGGGTGCTGCCGAACAACCCTGCGAAACTTGCCCGCATCGCCGGTCTGACCGTCGCTCGCTGGACCCGCATCTGTGACGACGTGATGGACTTTTTCACGCCGTGCGAGGGCGGCATTACGCAGGGCCGTTTGGCTGCGGAACTCACAATCGCTGACGAAAAGTCGGAAAAAAGATCGCAGTCTGGAAAGGCCGGTGCGCGAGCTAAGGCATTGAAAGCTAACAAGGCGGCGTCAGCAAATGCTTTACGTTCGCCTAAGCATTCTCCAGAACCAGAACCAGAGAAGACTATAGAAGCTAAAGCTTCTTTGTCGTCGGCCCCGCCTCCGGCGTCCCCGATGACCTATCCCGAGCCCTTTGAGGCCGCTTGGAAAGCCTACCCTCACGTCAAGGGCCGCTCCAGCAAGCCCAAAGCCCTCGGCTACTGGCGTCGCCTGTCGCCCGCCACCCGTGAAGCCCTGCCCTCCGCTGTCGCCCGCTATGCCCGCGACGGACGTGAGCCCAAGGCCGACTGTGGTGCGCCTGCGATGCAGCGGTGGCTTTCGGAGGCCCGCTTCTCGGACTGGATGCCGGATGCGGAGTCGTCGTCTGCCGGTGGCTGGAGCGATGAGCGTTGGGCTGCTGTCGTGGCTCTGAACCGCGAGGAAGGCTGGTGGACTGCCGACCTCGGCCCGCCCCCAGGTCAGCCCGGATGCCAAGTCCCTGCCCATCTGATCGAGAGGAAAGCCGCATGAGCGAATATACCGAAGACAAGCCGATCAAGGCCGACTGCGGCCACTACGTCGCGGACCACAACGAACTGGTCGAGGTTGAGGGCCGTAGGGTTTGCCCGGAGTGTGCCGAGTACGGCGAGGGAGAAGCCTAATGACCATGCTGGATAAGGCCGCTGCGGCTGCGTGGCCATTCTTGTGGGACGCGACCGACACCGCAACGCCCGCCCACGACGCGGCTCGGGCACGGATGCGCGCTGCCCTTCAAGCCATAAGGGAGCTGACCCCAGGGGTCCTCGCTCACCCTGACATGGGGTGGAAAGAAAACGACGAAATTTCCGCGACATGGTCATCGGTGATCGACGCTATTCTCTCGGGAGAAGCCTGATGGCCCGCCGCAAGCAAAAGCCGACTGCACCGCAAGACATGGCCTCGATTGCCGAGCGCCGGGCTGAACGCCGCGAACTGGAAAGCCGGGGCATTGCCGTCAACGTGGACCCTAAGAACGAGGAGATACTGGCCCGCTTCCGCCCCGATTGCTTCACCCTGCTTCTCAAGGGCCGTCCAGACGATCAAGCGGCGGTGCAATGGCTGGAGGAGCTTATCCGCACGGCATCCGGCGAGAACGGTTCCGACCGCCGCCCTGACTACATCCGGGGTTCAGCCGAGGGCGCACCAGGTCAGAACGTGTCACAGTCCATGATCGACGCCGACCTGTATCTGGTGACGGCTACCGAGGCCCTGCCCCCGCAATGCGCCCGGATGCTGTTTGACCTCCTGAAGCCGGATGAGGCCCTGCTCACCCGCTGGCGTCCGATTGTCGAGCGTTGCACCGGAGAGACAAACCCGGTCGCACAGGGCGCGGCGGTGCGGATGGCGTGTGGTCAGCTTCGGTGGGTGCAGACCAACATCACCCGGCTGGTGAGAGAGCGGCGGGATAGGAGGATGGCGGCATGAAGGGGCCGCCTGTTCCGTTGCCCGGCTATGCGGGGACCAAGTTTGACCCGCCCCATGCGTGGCTCTTTGCCAAGGGGTTCTATGGACCGCCCGACAACCGACCACACCCGAGGTGGGGATTCACACGCGAGCAGGCGAAAGCGTGGGGCGTGAACTAGATTTAGTGGGGTTGCGATTTTGTTCGCACCACCCCTTGCGCCCCGATTAAGTCTATGTCAGTCTCATCTGTATTGAGGCGCTTTGCGCCGCTCCCCATGCGGGACGACCCACTCCTCGGACGCGGCCCAACCTACGGGCGGTCGCAGCGGTAGGGACAAAAGCGCACCGTCCAGTCGAGCGCCACAAAACCCCCGGCCAATCTGCCCTAGCGGCAAACGACATCCACGCCCCCGACAACGCACACACGGCCCGGCAAGCCCGAGGCATTCGACGTAAGAGCGGTGAGGCGTGGACCCCATCACAACAGGATGGCCTGAATGTCAGACGACAAGGTCATCCGCTTTCCCACGGTCCAGGGCGGCAAGGACAGCGGAGAGGCTGAGGTCATGGTCCTGCTGGGCCAAGCCTCGAATGCCAACCTGGTCAAGATCGCGATCATTGGCGTGGACGAAGACGGCAACGTGTTCCGCGAGACCAACGGGACGGAGATCGAAGCTGTCGCCCTGCATGAGAGCGCGAAGCTCCAGTATTTCTTCGAAGCGTAACCCACCCCACAATCCATAGGAGGGCCTCATGGCTAACGTTCTTCAAAAGCTGGAGGCGAATGGTCTTGTTGACCGCGTCCTCCGTGTCGTCGTTCCCGTCGTTGACGGCGCTGCCGCTGGCACCTTCTCGATCCCCAAGGGCGCTGTGGTCCGCAACATCGACCGCGACACCCCGGTTGCCATCCCTGGCACTCCGACCAACACGAACCTTCGCATCGGCTCCGCTGCCAATGGCCAGCAATACGTCGCTGACGTGGACCTGAAGGCTCAAGGCTTTTCGGCTCTGACCGTGGTGTACGCGGCCCGCAATGCCGCTGCCGATGCTCCGGCGACCTTCCACTACACGGTTGCCAGCTCGGGCGGCACGGCTGCGTCGCAGGACGGCTCGATCATCCTGTTCGTCAACTACACCATCGTCCCCTAACCGACGCACCGGAGCCGCATCATGGCTGGACTGATCTACACGCGCGACGCTGATCTGGTTAACCAGACGCCGGTTGGCGCTGACAACCCGCTTCCGGTGACGGCAGCGGTCTATCCGGTTGGCGCAACGCCCCTTACAAGCGCCAGTGGCAACGTCACCAACAACCAGGCGCAGGCGTCGCTGGCGGCGGTGTCGGGCAAGACCAACTACATTTGCGGCCTGACGGTCAGCGGCGGCGGCAGTACGGCGGGCCTCGGTGTGAGTGTCACGGTCGCGGGCACGATTGGAGGCTCCATCTTCTTCCCTGTCGTGGCTCCCGCTGGCGCTGTGGTTCCTATGCCGGGCCTGCAACTGACCTTCAGCCCACCCATCCCCGCCAGCGCCGCGAACGTGGCCATTGTGGCGACCTTGCCCGCCTTGGGTGCGGGTAACCTCTACGCAGGCATCGTCATCCACGGCTTCCGCATCTAACGAGCCGGACAACACATTCAGTCAGGACGCCCGAAAGGGTCTGACGTCAGGACGGCTTGATTTTAGAGCCGCATTTCAAAATGAACGAGAAGACGCACGGAGGCGCTCGTGAGGGCGCTGGAAGAAAGCCGGGTTCCATTCGCAAAGCAACGGCTGCGGCCCAAGCCAAGGCGGCGGAAAGCGGCATCCTTCCGCTGGACTTCATGCTCAATCACATGAGGGACGAGATCGCTCCGATAGCCGAGCGGCTGGATATGGCGAAGGCTGCGGCCCCCTACATCCACGCCAAGCTGTCGAGCATTGAGGCCAGCGGCCCTGATGGCGGCGCTCTCCAAATCATCATCAATAAGCCCGCGTGAAGGTCGAGCTGCCGAACCTCTGGACGCCTCGGGCGTACCAGGAACCGCTTTGGAAGCACATGCACGGTGGCGGCAAGCGGGCGATTGCCATATGGCCTCGTCGCCACGGCAAAGATGATCTGGCGCTTCACTTCACGGCCTGCGCCGCCCATGAACGGGTCGGCGTCTATTGGCATTTGCTCCCGCAGCAGAACCAGGCCCGTAAGGCGATCTGGGACGCGGTGAACCCGCACACCGGCAGGCGTCGGATTGACGATGCTTTCCCGCAGGCTTTGAGAGAGACGACCCGCGAGCAGGATATGCTCATCCGGTTCAAGACCGGAAGCACATGGCAGGTGATCGGGTCTGACAACTACGACGCTCTGGTGGGGACGCCGCCCATCGGGGTGGTGTTCTCTGAGTGGGCGTTGAGCAATCCGCAAGCGTGGTCGCTGATCCGCCCGATCCTGTTGGAAAACGGTGGCTGGGCTGTTTTCATCACCACGCCGCGCGGTCGCAACCACGCACACCGAATGTTTCAGATGGCAGAAGCCTCTGGCGATTGGTTTGCGGAGCGGCTGACCTCGGACGACACGGGGGTTTTTACGCCGGAGTCGCTGGCCACTGAAAGGGCCGAACTAATAGCCGAGCGTGGCGAAGAGGATGGCGAGGCCATCTTCCAGCAGGAATACATGACATCGTGGTCGGCGGCCTTGCCTGGCGCTTACTACGCCAAGCTGATCGACAAGGCAGAGTCGGATGGGCGGGTCGGGTTCGTTCCCTACAACCCACAAAAACAGGTCCATACGGCTTGGGACTTGGGCCGCAACGACGCGACGGTGATATGGTTTGTGCAGTCCAACGGCGCGGGCTGGGACGTGGTGGACTACTACGCCAACACCAGCGTCGGGATCGACCATTACGCCAAACTCGTTCTCGACAAGCCCTACATCTACGGGGAGCATTTGCTTCCCCATGACGCCGAGAACGAGCAGCTAATCGGAACCGGCGACATCGGCTCGATTGAAGACACGTTGAAGGGGTTAGGCTTGAAGGGTGTTCGGGTGGTCCCGCGCACCAAGTCAGTCGCTAACGACATCAACGAGGTCCGCCAGATCATTCCGATCTGCCGGTTTGACAAAGACAAGTGCGAGAAGGGCCTGGATGCGCTGCGGTCATATCGCCGTGTCTGGGATGAGAAGCTGAAAGCCTATCGGGACACGCCCCTCCACGATTGGGCAAGCGATCCGGCTGACGCCTTCCGAACCTTTGCCATCGGTAAGCCCCGCGACACCAACGCGCACGACGGTCCAGTCCGACGCAACATCAAGGGAGTGTCATAGCTTATGTACGACGACGCTCTCGAAATGGAAGACGAAGCGCCGACCGGCATGGATGAGGGAACGCTTGGTTCCATCGTCTCGGCTGAGATCGAGGACGCGGTTTCGTTCATCGACTCCGACATCGGCCCTCAACGGGCTGGTGCGGTGGACCGCTATTTCGGGCGTCCGTATGGCGACGAGGAAGAGGGCCGGTCTACGGTCGTCAGCCGAGACGTGCACGACACGATCAACGCCATCCTGCCGAGCCTCATGCGCGTGTTCTTCGGATCGGAGAACGTGGTCGAGTTCGCTCCTGAGAGCGAAGAGGACGTTGAGACCGCCGAGCAGGCTACCGACTACATCAACTACGTGGTGACGGTCGATAACGACGGGTTCGAGGTCTTCCTCGCCGCGATCAAGAACGCGCTGCGTGAGAAGGTCGGCTTCATCAAGTGGTGGTGGGACGACAGCTTCACGGTCACGACCACGAAATACACCGGCCTCGATGAGATGGCCCTGACGCAGATTCTGGAAGACCTCCAGAAGAGCGTTGATGCCGAGATTGTCGAGTCGTCGGAGGGTGAAGAGGGTCTGAACGTCACGCTGCGGCTCAAGAAGCGCGTGGACCGGGTTCGCATCGCTGCTGTCCCGCCTGATGAGCTTCTGATCGGTCGCCGGATGCGGACGCTGGACGACGAGGGCTACGTCGGTCACCGCACCGAGAAGCGCGTCTCCGAACTGGTGGCGATGGGCTACGACCGCGATCTGGTGTTGTCGTGTTCTACAGACGGCTCTGAACTTGACACCTCGGATGAGCGCCTTGCTCGCCAGCCGTACCGGGACAGCATCGGCGGCTCGACCTCGGACGATAGCGCCAGGCTGGTGCTGTATGTCGAGAGCTACATCAACGTGGACTTCGACGGCGACGGCATTGCCGAACTTCGCCGGATTTGTACGCTTGGCCCGGCGCACAAGGTGGTCGGCAACGATCCGGTGGATGAGCGGCCCTTTGCCGATCTGCAATGCGACCCGGAACCACACGCCTTCTTCGGTGAGTCCATCGCTGACAAGGTCGTTGACATCCAGAAGGTGAAGACGCGGGTGCTCCGCGCCTCGCTCGACAGCCTTTCGCAGTCCGTGTTCCCCCGCACCGTTGTCGGTCGTGGCGGCAACATGGAAGACGCCATGAACACCGAGGTCGGGGCAATCCTCCGCGCTGAGGGTGATGCGTCGTCGGCCTACTACTTCGCCGCCGCCCCGTTCGTGGGTCGTGAGGCGTTCCCGATGCTGTCCTACATGGACGAGCTTCGCGAGAACCGGACGGGTATGTCCAAGGTGTCGATGGGTCTGGATGCCGAGGCATTGCAGAACACGACGGCGACGGCGGCTAACGGGCAGTTCTCGCGGTCGCAGGAGCGGATTGAGCTGATCGCGCGGGTGATGGCCTCGGGCGTCCGTCGCCTGTTCCGTGGCCTGCTGAAGCTGACGATTGAGAACCAGCGCCAGTCGCGCATGGTCAAGCTCCGCAATCAGTGGGTGCCGGTCGATCCCCGTGCGTGGCGCGTCAACATGGACGTGGTGCCAAACGTCGCCCTGGGTGGCGGGACGAACGCTGAGAAGGTCCAACTGCTGTCGATGATGCTGGCCAAGCAGGAAATGATTATGACGACGGTTGGCCCGGACAATCCGCTGGTCACGCCGAAACAATACTTCAACACGCTGGCCAAGCTGATCGAAACGGGCGGGTTCAAAGACCCGAGCGCGTTCTTTACCGACCCTGACAGCCCGGAAGCGCAAGAGCGGATGGCTGCGAGGGGGCAAGAGCCGCCCCCGGTCGATCCCAAAGTTCAAGAGGCGCAGGCCCGGATTGAGCTTGAGGCGGCGAAGGCACAAGCTCAGGCGCAGCGAGACGAACAGAAGGCGGCTGGCGACCTCCAGCTTGCCCGCGAGAAACACGCGCTGGAAATGCAGCAGCGCCGCGAGGAGCAGGCCGCTGATCTGGCCTTCAAGCGCGAACTGGCCAACGCGGAACTGACGCTGAAGCGTGAGGAAATGCAGATGGAGTTCGCCCTGAAAAGCGAGGCCAACCGCATGAGCGCCGCGCAATCGTACTCAATCAACGGCCCAGATCAGGGCGGGGTGGCCGGATGAATATCGGTGACAAGGTTCTGGCCGAGGGTGAGGTCACCCAGGTCTGTGACGGCTTCTGCGTGGTGCGGTTCGCCCGTGTCGGAACGCAGGCCGTGACCCATCTGCGGGTGCCGAACGAGGCCCTTCATGCCCCGATTGAGGCCGTGATGGTTCCGCCCGCCCCCAAGCCCCGCAAGGTGTCCGTTGTCGCTGACTGACGACGAGGTTTCCGCCGTTTATCGGCGCGGTGAAGAGGCGCAGGCCCTTCTCGACAGCGCCGGTGTGATGGACGGGCTTCGGCGGATGTCGGAGCGGATCATTGCTGACTGGCGCAACGCCGCCCGTTCGGCCCCTACCCTTCGCGACGAGCAACACGCTCAGGTCGCCGCAATCGACGCCCTTGTCTCGCTGTGGAAGCGGGACGTTGAGGACGCAGCCTTCCTACGCGCCAAACTGGCCAAGGCCAACAAGCGCTAGGTCACCAGCCGTGACGGCCAACCGGCCAGCGGCGCACCCCAAGAGCACTTCATGAACGACTCCAGCACGGCGCAAGCCACTGGTGCGACGGTGGCTGACGCCGCCGAACGGATCGAAAGTCTGCTAGGCCCTGCCGACAGCGAGACTGACGAGACGCAGGACGCGGAAGCGTCCGACGCCCCCGAAGATGAGCCGGAGCAATCCGACGAGCCTGAGGAAGGCGAACAGTCCGAAGCCGAGGAAGACGCCGAGGCCCCCGAAGAGCAGCCGGAACTCTACACCGTCAAAGTGGCGGGCGAAGAGGTCCAGGTGACGCTTGACGAGGCGCTGAAAGGCTACTCCCGCGAACAGGACTACACCCGCAAGACGCAGGCGCTCGCTGAGGAATCCAAGGCAGAGAAAGCGGCTATTGCGGCGGCGCGTGACGAGTATCTGGGCAAGCTCCAGACCGTCGAGAAGATCATCGAGGCCAACCAGCCCCGTGTCGATCAATCCCTCCGCTATTCCAACCCGGCTGAATGGTCCGCTCAGATGCTCCAGCATCAACAGTGGGCCGAACAGCGCCGGGCGGTGTCTGCGGAGACTGAGCGGCTCAACGCTGAACGGTCAATGGAAGACGCCCGCGAGCGAAAAACCCTCGCGTCGCGTGAAGCGGAAGCCCTCCTGACGGCCCTGCCGGAATGGAAAGACCCCGCCATCGCCAAGGCTGAAACCGCCGCCCTTCGTGAATATGGCCAGTCTATCGGCTTCACGGATGCGGAACTGGATGACGTTCTCGATCACAGAGCAGTCCGCGTCCTTCGGGATGCGATGGCCTACCGGGATTTGAAGGCCAAGAGCGGTCAGGTCCGGTCGGCTGTGGAGGCAAAGAGGGTCGCCAAACCCGGCGCAGCCTCTGCCCCTCCGTCGAAGGCCCAAGACCTCCAGCGCGCCAAACAACGTCTCCGTCAATCAGGCTCCGTCGATGACGCTGAAGCCGCCATTCTGAGGATGCTAGGCTAATGGCCCAACCCACCAATACCTACGACAAATACGATCTGATCGGTGTCCGCGAAGACCTGTCGGACGTGATCTCCAACATCAGCCCGACCGACACGCCGTTCCTGTCGAACATCGGTAAGTCGTCCTGCGATAACACGCAGTTCGACTGGCAGACCGACAGCCTCGCCGCTGCCGCCGCCAACGCCGCCATCGAAGGCGACGACACCACGGCTGACGCGGTGGCCGCGACCACGCGCTACGTCAACTACACCCAGATTTTCAAGAAGTCGTTCACCATCTCGGGAACGGCTGAACGGGTGAAGAAGGCGGGCCGCAAGTCCGAAATCGCGTACCAAACCGCCAAGCGCGGCAAGGAAATCAAGCGCGATCAGGAGAAGGCGTTCACCTCGGGCAACGTCGCCGTCGCTGGCAACTCGACCACGGCCCGCGTGACCGCTGGTCTGGACTCGTGGCTGTTCACCAACGACACCAACGGCACGTCGGGCACCGCCTACACCATCACCGGCGGCGTCCCCGTGACGGCCCGTACCGATGGCACTGACCGCGCCTGGTCGGAGGCTCTGCTGAAGGCGGCTCTGCTGCTCCAGTACAACGCGGGCGGCGAAGTCTCGATGCTCATGGTCTCCCCGGCCAAGAAGCAAGAGACCTCGGCCTTCGCCGGTATTGCGGAAATCCGCTCTGCCGTCGCTGGCGCTCAACAGGCCACCATCATCGGTGCCGTGGACGTGTACGTGTCCGACTTCGGCAATCTGAACGTGGTTCCGAACCGCTTCATGCCGACCGACCTGGCGTATCTGATCGACCCGTCGCAGGCGAAGAAGCGCGTCCTGCGTCCGTACTTCGTGGAAGAGCTGGCCAAGACCGGCGACGCTGTGAAGTACCACATGATCGAGGAATGCGGCCTCGAAGTGACCAACGAGGCTGCTCACGCGGTCGTCCGCGACCTCCTGTAGGTCTGGCGTCACTAACGACTGAGAAGGGGGTGGCTTCGGCTGCCCCCTTTTTCACAGGAGGCTGAATGTCCGAACGTCTTCTGGACTTCGATCCGCTGACGGGCATCCGTCAATACATCGACACCGACGAAATGACCGGCGTGTCCACGATCCGCACAGCGCAGGACGTGACCGGCATCATTGAACTAAACAAGGTCCACCAACGCCAGTTTTCCAACGGCAAGGACAAGTGGGGCGACGGCTACGACCACAAGACCAAGGTCGCCTCGATCCCGCTCAATATCTGGATGGACCTCAAGAAGCGCGGCGTTGCGGATGATCCCGTGGCGATGAAGCGCTGGCTTAACGATCCCGACAACTTTGCCTTCCGCACACGTCCGGGGAATGTCTGATGGCCCTCGACAGCTACGCCAACCTCAAGACCGCACTGGCCGATTGGGCGAACAAGGCCGGGCTGGCGAGCGTCGGAGACAAGGCTGCGGAATGGATCGCGCTGTTTGAAGCGCAGGCCAACCGCGAGCTTGACGTGCGCGAGATGACCGCGACTACCACGGTGACCATTTCCAACGAGGAGATGGCCCTGCCCTGCGACTTTGCGGGCGTCCGGTCGTTCCGCATTGAAGGCTCGCCTGCCTACCCCCTGGAATATGCCAAGCCGGATGAGTTTGACGGCGCTTTTGGCACGGGTAAGCCGGTTCGCTACACGGTTACGGATTCTTTCGTGTTCGACCCGGTGCCTGACAGTGAATACGAGGCCCGGCTTCGCTACCGCCGCCGCATCCCCGCGCTGAGCGCGAGCGTGGCGACCAACTGGCTGCTGCGGAAGCATCCCGATGCGTACCTCTACGGCGCTCTCTCGCAAGCCCTGATCTATTTCCGCGACGATGACCGGCAGACCATTCGCAACGCCTATGCGGAGGCTCTGAGCGCGATTGAGGCTGACGAAAAGCGCACGGCCTACCCCTCCACCGTTAACGCCAGAGCCGGGAGGTCGTTTTGACCGCTATTACCTACACGGGCGCAACCCCCACGGTTGGCGCTGACGAAGACACATGGGGCACTGAACTCAACGTCTCGCTGGGCCAGATCGCTGCTGATCTGTCGATGCTAAACACGACCACGGCCAACACCATTCTCGGGCGCAACGAGGGCACGACCGGCGAGGTTGAGCGGCTGACGGCCACTGAGGCTACGGCCATGCTGAATGCCGTTGTTGGCGATTCAGGCTCGGGCGGCGTCAAGGGCTTGGCCCCGGCCACGGTAGCGGGTGACAAGCGCAAGGTTCTGACCGGCGCGGGGACGTGGCAGGCGGGCTATGGCCGTGCCTTTGGCTGCATCATCAACTCGACTAGCGTGAACGGCTCGACACCGACGATTGCTGCCGCGATGAACGTGGCCAGCATCTCCAACGTCACCGAGTCTGCGGGCGTGGCGTATGCCGATTTGACCTTTACGGATGCGTTGCCGTCAACTTCCTACGCGGTCCACGTCAGCATCAAGAATCCTATTGGGTCGCTTCAGGGTTACGACAACACCGCGACCGGCTCAGTTCGCATTTACTGGTCCACGCAAAACCCCATCGTCGTCTCGGTGTCTGGCTTCATCTGATGGGCCTTATCACGCTCGATATTCCGCCGGGCGTTTACCGTAACGGAACGCGGTACGAGTCCTCGGGTCGCTTCTACGACTCCGACCTGTGGCGCTGGCATGAGGGCACGGCTCGCCCCGTTGGCGGCTGGGTCGCGCGGTCGTCGTCGGCTGTCTCCGGCAAGGCCCGTTGCGCTATCACTTGGGTCAGCAACTCCAACGCGGCTTGGACCGGCGTAGGTACCCACTCGCATCTGTATGCCGTCTCGCGCTCGGGTTCGGTAAATGACATCACGCCCACCGGCTTTACGGCTGGCAGGCCTGATGCGGTGTTCGGCGGTGGCTATGGTGAGGGGCTTTACGGACGCGGGCTTTACGGAACGCCCCGCCTCGGCTCGACCAACATCATCCCCGCGACGGTGTGGGCGTTGGATACCTGGGGCGAGTATCTGGTCGGCACCGCAGGCTCGACCGTCTACGAATGGCAACTGAACACCTCCAGCCTTGCCGCGCCTATCTCTGGTGCCCCGACTGCGGAGTCGATCTTCGTCACCGCTGAACGCATCATGGTTGCCCTTGGGTCGGACGAAGACCCTCGCGCGGTCGATTGGTGCGATGCGGAGGACAACACCGATTGGACGCCTTCCGCCACCAACCTTGCGGGTGGCAAGCGGCTTCAGACGAACGGCTCGCTTCAGAGCGGGCATCGGGTGCGCGGCGGGAACCTGATTTTCACCGACGTGGACGTGTATTTCATGAAGTACGAGGGCCTTCCCTTCGTCTATTCGTTCGACCAGCTCGCCACGGGCTGCGGGGTGATCTCCAAGAACTGCGTCGCGACCGTTGACGACAAAGCCTATTGGATGGGGACCAACGGCTTCTGGACCTACAACGGCTACGTTGACGACCTACCCTGCGAGGTGTCGGATTATGTCTTCTCCGACATCAACACGGTGCAGGTGTCGAAGGTCTCGGCGTGGCACAACTCGCTCTGGGGCGAAGTCTGGTGGCACTACCCCTCGGCGGACTCCGAAGAGTGCGACCGCTATGTGTTCTACAACTACCACGAAAACCATTGGGGCATCGGCTCGCTTGCCCGGCTCTGCGGTGTTGACCGGGAAGTCCTGCAATACCCGCAACTGGTCGGCGCGAACGGCTACGTCTATTCGCACGAAACCGGGAACCTAAAGGACGCTCGCCAGCCCTTCGCGACCTCGGGTCCGGTGGAGATTGGCCAAGGCGACACGACGATGGAGGTTCACGCCTACATCCCCGACGAAAACACCTTGGGCAGCGTCGCGGCGTCGTTCTCGGTGCGTGACTACCCGCTCGACTCGCCTGTTTCGGTTGCGGCTGTGTCGGCTGCGACGAAGACCGATCTGCGCTTCTCCGGTCGCATGGTCTCGGTGACCTACACGGGCGACGCAGATGTCGATTTCCGCCTCGGCAAGCCCCGGTTTGATGTGAAGCAAGGGAGCGGACGATGAGCCTTCCGCGCGCACCAGGGGCCTACTCGAAAGACGATCAGGACCGCTTCCGCAAGACGCTCGACCAACGCGACGGGGAAAACCGCAAGAAGCAGCAGGACGTGGAGGTCGCAGGGTCCGAAAAACTGATCCTGTCATCCCCGAACGGCTCGCGCTGGTCGGTCGTAGTGAGCAACGCGGGCGCATTGTCGGCGGTGGCGCTGTGAGGATCGCTCTGGATGCCCTTCCGGACGGCGTGGAGGCGCAAGTCGAAGGAAAGCGGGCCGTTGTCAGTTACGGCGACCCCGAGGCCCCTACGGTCATTTCTGTGGCCACGGACGGGACGGACCTGATCCTGTTTCCTGACCGTTCCTACAAGCAAGAAGACTTGGCGAAGGCTCTTGGACTCAAGAGTTAGGGGCTGGATCGCCTCGGCCCTAGACGGGTCGGGGTGGACGCCGGACGAGATTTGGCACGGCGTTCAAGCGGGCGCTTTCCACCTGTTCATGCACAAAGAGGGTTGCATGGTCGGGGAGTTCATTACGTCACCCCGCCACAAGGTGATGCACATTTTCGCGGCGGGCGGGACGCTCAAGGCGATGTCCGAACTTGGCCCGGTGATCGAGGCGTTCGGACGACAACACGGCTGTGATTACGCGGCGGCGACGGGCCGCAAAGGCTGGCAACGGTACGCGCTTCGGCACGGCTACCGACTGCCCGACCCTGCTATCGAAAAGGAACTGTAAGACAATGGCAATCAGTGCTGGTGCGAGCAAGCAGAAGTCCAAAGGTTCCTCGAACCAGAGCTTCGACCAGACCGCATCCACGCGGCTGTCGGATCGCTCGTTCGATATGCTGTCCGGTCGCTTGGGTGAGCTTGGGGGACAGCGATACCAGGCTCTCGGTGCCAACGATTACCAGACCTACATGAACCCTTATCAGCAGGAGGTCATCGACGCGACCACGGCTGACATCAACGCCAACCGCGACCTTGCCGCCAATCAGCAACGGTCGGACATCGCGGGCGCTGGCGCGTTCGGGGACAAGCGGCGCGGCATCGCTGAAGCTGAACTGGCCGGCCAGTATGACCGGACGCTCGCAACGACCCTCGGCGGGCTTCGTTCGCGCGGCTTCTCGGAAGCTCAAGGCGTGGCGCAAGGCGAGAACGCCAACCGCAATCAGTTCGACGCCAACACGCAGAACCAGATCAACCAGCTTCTTGCCCTGCTGGGTCAGGAGACTGTGACCAACACGCAAGGCAACTCGCGAGGCCAGACGCGCGGAACAACCACGGGGATGAACCTCGGCTTCACCTACGGAGGTTGATTGATGGGTTTGCTCGACACCGGCCAATACAATCGCCCCGGCCAGCCTCAACGCTACGGCCTTCTCGACCCCAACGTGATGAGCCTGATCCAGTCGGGCGGGCCTCGCATTGCCCCGGCTCCGGTTGCCCCGCAGCGCCCCCGCGTGTCCGGCTGGCGTGTGTTTGACCGCGTTCTCGGTGGCCAGACGGTGACCGAGGGGCTGGACGCTGAACGCGAGCGCCTGCAAGCCGAGGCCATGCGTCCGCAAATGGAGGCTCGCCGCGCTCAACTGCGTCAAGCGGCTGAAGCGATGGGTCCGGCTGCCATGCTGGCGTTTGACCTAAACCCGGAGAAGTTTGGGGAGAACCTGGCCTCGCAGTATTCGCCCCAAGTCATCGGAGCGGGAGGCGTTCAGTCCCTCATCGGAACCGGCCAGCGCGTCAGTGCGCCTCGCGACGTGGAGTTTGGAGACAGCCTTGTGAGGCTTGACCCGATGAGTCCGCAGCCCCAGACGCTCATGACGCGGGGTCCGACCATCCAAGAGGGCATCGACCAAACAAGCGCGGTCCAAAAGGCGGCGGATGACGCTGAGCGGCGTCGGCTGGACGCGCTGCGGCTTGAGCTTGACCGCGACAAATACGGAAGCGACGAAGAATATCGTGCCGCCCTGCTTTCGCTTGACCGTGATAGGTTCTTCGCGGCCCAGAATGCCCCGCGACCGGGCGACAATGAGGACCGAGCGGCCATTGAGGGCTTTAATGCCTCAAACGAGCGTTTCCGCAGGCAGTTGACGGCCATTGGTGGCGACCCTCAAACGGGAACCCCGCCCGCGTTCGACCTCTCGCCGTTCAATGCGGCTCGTTACAAGGCGGCGCTGGCGACCGGCATCGGCATGACGCCGGAAGCCGCTGCCTACGGTGATTACGTCTCGGAAATCGAGGCGGCGGTGTCTGAGTCGCTGCGCTTGAACGTCGGCCCGCAAACCGATCAGGACGCCATCCGCGAGGCTCGCGCCCTGCTGTCGAACATCGACAACCGGGATTATGTCCTGCGTCGCCTTCCGACCGTTATGGCCAACAACGACCGGCTTCGCGCTGGACGTGAGAACCTTCTGGCTCAGCGTCGCCCGAACGGTGGCGCGGCTCCCGCGCCCGCCGCTGCGCCGGCACAAGGCCAGCCCGTTCGCATCTACAACGACGACGACTATGCGCGCCTGCCGAGCGGGGCCACGTTCCAAGGTCCTGACGGCGTCACCCGGAGGAAGCCTTGATGCAGCAGGCGTGGCAGCAGGCCCCGGCAGTCGGCGGGTCCGCCCCGGCGTGGCAACAAGCTCCGGCGATTGAGGCTCCCGCCCCCGCCCCTGCCCGTCAACCGGCCCCCGCTCGCCCGCAGGCCGCACCGCGCGTTCCTGCGTCTGGCATGGCAGCCGCGCCGCTCAACTCCCTCGGCATTACCGATGAGGAAGAACTGGCCGCGCTGACGGCGCAGTACGGCTCGCGCGAAGAGGCGATGGAGTATCAGCGCCAGCGGATGGCGGCTGATCCCAACTACGACCCCGGAATGGCTCCGGCGCAACCAGCCTTGGAACGCGCCGATGCCGTCGATGAGTGGTTCATGCGGCGGGATGCGACCCGTGCGGTGGGTGCCCCTGTCCAGCCGCTTGCTGGCGTGGACAACGAACAAATCCGCGCCAATGCAGAGCGGGCTTTTGCCGCTCCGCAGTCTGGGGGAACCATCCAGTTCCAACCGTGGCTGGGACGCGAGCCGCGCTATCCCGACGCTGGGGCCAGCTCGGCTATTGGGCTAGATGGAGAGGACACCTCCGGCTTCGCAGCCATTTTGAATCGCGGCAACGGCCAGTTTGAAATCTTCGACCAAGACTCGGGCGCTTATTATCCCGCGTCGCAAGCCGAGGTCCAAGACTATCAGGGCCAGATTGCGGGAGAGCGCAAAAGCCGCATGGCTCGCATCGAGCGCGAGGCTGACCCGAAGTACCAGGCCGAATACGCCGCCGCCCTCCAAGGCGCTGAGAACGTCCCCGCGTGGGTGGCGAATATGTCTCAAGGGCAAACACTAGGCGGTCTTCCGTATCTGGTCGGCGCGTCCAACTGGCTGTCTCCGATGACAGGCGGGATTGACCGTGGGCTTGCCTCGCAGGCGGGCCGCGATGCGTTCCGTGACCAACTCGACGCCCTGATGGCAAAAGACCCGGCTGGGTCTGTCGGTATGCAGATGGTCGGCGGTCTGTTTACGCCCGGAGTCAGAGGAACGGGCGACTGGATCGGAAGCGCATCTGGCGCGGCGCGTGGTGGTCGCGCGGCTGTCGTTGGTGGCGGCTACGGGCTTTTGTCCGGCGCGCTAAACACTGAGGGTGGGCTTGCCGAGAAGGCACAGGGCGCGGCCATCGGTGCTGGCGTCGGAGCCGCCACGGCTGGCCTGCTCGACCTTGGAGCGCAAAGGGCAGGCCAAGCGGTTGCTAACGCTGGGCCTGTTCGCCAACTCTCGCGGGCTGGCGTGAATATGACGCCGGGGCAACTGCTGAGCGGCGTTCCCATTCTCGGACGGATCGCGCGGACGCTTGAGCAAGGCGCGGCCTCTATTCCGTTTGTTGGCGCGGTGCCCGCGTCTGCTGAACGCGAGAGCGTCAGGAGCTTCGGTCGCGCGGCCATCAATCAGGTTCTCGACATCATTGGCGAGCGTCTTCCTAAAGGTGTGTCGGGCCGGGAAGCCATTCGGGCCGGGGACGACATCATCTCTGGTCGTTACAAAGCCGACCTGAACCCGGTTACCATCATGCCGGACCCGCAGATCAACGCTCGCGTACAAGCGGCGATCAACCCGCGCAATATGTCGGCGGCGGCTCGCGAGCGGCTGAGCGATTCAGCGCAGGACGTCGTCACGCGCCTGCAAGGGCCGATCACCGGCCAAGAGTGGAAGCAACTGGACTCCGAGCTTTCCGCCGCGATCAATAGCGCCGCAAATGGCGGGCCTGCTGATCGTCCGCTTGCTCAAGGGCTGCGCGAGCTTCGCGTTGTTCTGGGGGATGCGCTCGAACAGGCATCGCCAGGGACGCTGGCGCGCGTCCGTCAAACCGATGACGCTTATGGCAACTTCCAACTCATTCGCCGGGCCGCGAGCAACCCGACGACGGGCCGCAATGATGGGCTGTTCACGGCTTCAAACCTTAACAGCGTCTTGGCTCGCTCTGAGGGACGCTCCTATGGTCGCGGAGAGGCTCGCCTGCAAAACCTGACTGACCCGGCTGAGGGCGTTATGGCCGGAACGCTGCCTAACAGCGGGTCGGCTGAGCGCCTTGCGACGATTGGCTTGGCGTCTGGTGCGGCTGGAACTGGCGCGGTGGTCAACCCCGCTGTTGCCATCCCTACGATCCTTGGCGTGTCAGCGATCTACTCGCAGCCCGCGCAACTGCTGATCAACACTATCTATCGCGCCACGGACCGCTTGAGCGCGGGTCAGGCGCTTGCAGAGCTTCAACGCTTTGCGGGTCGAAACCCGGCCCTTCAGTCTTACTATCAAGATGCCGTTCGGCACGTTCAAGCCTCGTTTGGAGGTCCAGAACAAGAGCAAACGCCAGCAGCAGCAGGGCTGCTATCCCCCACCGGCCCATAAACGGCAAGCCGATTACGGCGATAACGATAACGGCTGCTCTCCACATCCCCCATTCCTAGCACAACGGCCTTCCCTTGCGGAGGGCCTTTTTCGTAGGTGCCTATGACCTGTAATGCGCTCGGCTTTGACGACTACGGGAACCTCCGGGTCAATAAATCCCAGGATACCGAAGAGACCTTCGCTCTTCCGTCCACCTACGACTTCACCGGCTATTCCGGCGAGCTGCAAATCCGTGTGAGCGAGGGGGCTGCGTCGGCGCTTCTGACGGTGACCGAAAGCGGCACCGGCAACGACTCGATCATCACCTTCGACGGCTCAAACATCACTCTGCTGCTCAAGGCAGCGGACCTCGCAACGCTTCCTGACGCGACCGACACGGATGACCCGTGGGTGGGTGTTTACCAGTGGGTTCTTACCGACCCTGACGGCCTTGTTACGCAGTTCTGCGCCGGAAGCCTGACCGCTGAAAAGGGTGTCGTTCGATGATCGTGCAAGTCGGTGGCCAGCGGGTTTGGGTTCAGGTTCAGTCGTCTGGCATCGCTCGCGCCTCGGCGTTTGCCCGCGCGGCTGCTGCGTCTGAGGCGGCGGTTCAGGCCATCTTTGATGTGGCGGGCGAGGTCCAGAGCGGGGCGTCGGTCACCTACCTTTCGTCGGGTACGGGCGCGATTGCCCGCAATATGCAGACGCGGCTTCATGACTCGCTTTGCGTTCTCGACTTTGGCGTGACGGGCGACGGGGTAACTGATGACGCTGCTGCGATCCGTGTGGCGATTGCTGCGGCCGCAGGCCGGTCGCTGTACTTCCCGAACCCTTCGGGCGGCTTCTACCTGTGCAACTCCAGCCTCGGGGAAATCCCAAACTCGACCAGGCTCTACGGCGAGAGCAAACGCTCGACCCAAATCCGTGCCAACTTCAACAGCGGTTCACTCATGTCGCTGGCAGACGGCGCGTCGTTGGCGGTCCTCTACATCAACGGCAACTCGAAAACCTGCAAGGGCGTCGAAATCATCGGGGTCGATGTAGGCAACCAGCACATGGACAATGTGCGGGTGATCAACTTCGCCAATGACTGTCTTTATTTCGGGTACAAATCAGGCTCCGGTTTCAACGCGCTGAACCTTGAAGCCTATCGCAGCGACGGAGCTTCCGGATCGGGCAACTACGCCATCGTCATCGAGGACTTGGCCAGCGGACTTGGACCAAAGCACTTCTTTGGCCTTGAGACGGGCGGGAAATGCGCCTTCAAGTTCGGCGGCGGCAACAACGTCTTCGTCATCGGTTGCACCTTGGCCGACTGCCTGTTTTCGGTGAACAACCAGTCGATTCACATCGTCGGCGGGCGTATCGCCAACGCTACGACCATGACCATCCTCGGGTCAGGCGTGAGCATCATCGGCGGGGATGTGAACCCGCAGATCATCCTCGGGTCCGGCTGCCAGTCCTGCTACATTGCGCCCGCTGCGGCAAACAACAGCATCACGGACAATTCAGGGACCACATCAAACCTTGTCTTTGAGCCGCTGTCCAAAGCTATCGCGGCCCCGGTCATAGCCACGTCTGGGGGCGCTATCACTATCGGCAACGGTGACGCCTCGGGAACCTGGCAACGCACCGGCGCTATTGTTTCGGGGACGATGAACTTCATTGTTGGCTCGTCAACGGCGTTCACCGGAGGCGGCGGGTTTCTTCGCTTTGCTATGCCGCCCGATGCTCCGATTTCCCTTAGCGCACAGTATGGGGTCAGCGGGCACGTCAGGGATGTGTCTGCGGGGACATATCCAACAGTCACCGGGATTGTTGACCGCTCGGGTGGGTACATCACGCTGCTGTGTGATGGTGTTGTGATGACCCACACCAGCCCGGTTGCTCTGGCCACGGGCGACGAAATCCACATCTCCTTCAACTACACCGTCTAGCCGCAGCCGGAGAAGGTGCGCGAACACCTCCCCCGGCCCCGGGCCAGTGACGACCCGGGCCGCGCGGCCCGGGCACCCTGACACCACTAATTCTTAAGAGCGAGTGACCCGCTTATGACCCTCGACGCCGGAACCCTTGTGACGCTCGGCGCTGCTGCCGTGGCCTTTATTGCGTGGCTGGTGCGGCTGGAGGGCCGCGTCAACGGCAAGGCGACGGCGGATCAGGTCTCGACCGTGGCGGCGCAGATCGGGACGGTCGCCGCCATCGTCTCGACCTTGCAGGCCAAAGAGGCCGCGCACGACAATACCCGCGACGAGGTGATCCGCCTGCAAGAGCAGATCAAGCACCTGACAAACCTGATCGAGCGGCTTCTCCCCGCGAACCGTCGAAAGCCTGTCGAATGAACAACCTTCTCCGCAACGCCCTGATGGGGCCGGGCCACACTTCCTTCGACGCCGCGCGCATCCTCTGGGTCGTCGGAACCGTGGCCTTCATCATCGGTGCAATGGTGTTCCAAGGCATCGCCGTCCACAACGGTCAGGCGTTCAGCATGATTGAGTTCGGGACCGGCTTCGGTGGCGGGCTAGCGACCATCCTCGCGCTTGGCGGTGCCGGTATCAGCCTGAAGGACCGGGGTGTCGCTCGGGCCTCTGCGACGATGGCTCCGGCAGCCACCGAGACAACCTCAGAGGGCTAAAGCCGTAGCGGCTTTTCGATGCGGTAGAACCCGTCCATGCGTAGCCCGGAGCGGTCACGGAAGGTCGCGGCCTTGTTCGTCGGCGCAAGGGTGTCGATGTCGTAAACGACGCCAGCAGCACCCTTCGCAGCCAGAATATTGAGACGCTGCTGAATAGCAGGCCCGTCATCTGTCACGCCGTCTCCGGCGATTGGCAGCAAGTCGTCAGAGAGCGGCGTTTCCATCCCCAAAACCTAGCACAAACACCGGAGTCCGCCAATGGGATATGCCCTTGGAGCGAAGTCGCTTGCCGAGCTGGCGGGCGTTGACCCGCGCCTTGTCGCTGTCGTCAAGCGCGCCATCGAAATCAGCCCGCAGGACTTCGCTGTCCATGACGGCCTCCGCACCGAAGCGGAGCAAACCGCCCTCGTCCGCGCGGGCGCATCGCAGACCATGAACTCGATGCACCGCAAGCAGGCGGACGGTTTCGGCCATGCGGTCGATCTGGTCCCCTACATCAACGGCAAGCTGCGGTGGGAGTGGGACGCGATCTATCCCATCGCCGCCGCCGTCAAGTTCGCCGCTGCCGAGTTGCGGGTTCAGGTCCGGTGGGGCGGGTGCTGGGAGGTCATGTCGCAGATCAAGGGCGCGACCGCTGCTGACATGGAGCGGGCTGTCGAAGCCTACGGGGCCGCGCGTCGCAAGGCTGGCAAGAAGGCCTTCACGGACGGCCCGCATTTTGAAATCCCGGTCGGCCTGTGATCCTGCAAGCCCTCGGCAAGACCGCGATCAAGTGGCTGCTGATCGCCGTCGCCTTCTTCGCGCTGCTGTCAGCCGTGAACTACGGCCTCTCGTTCGTGCCGTTCACCCCGCAGTTCAACGCCAAGCGGGCCGTGGCGAAGGTGGGGGTTCTTGAGGCCCAGGTATCCACCCTTGAGCGCGAGGCCGCCGGAAACGCGGAGATCGCCACCGCGACAGAGACCTTCCACACGCGGGAGGTCATCGTTCGCGAGATCGCCGCACAAGCTGAAACCGAAGCGAGGAACGCACCCGATGCGAACACCCCTCTATCTCAAGAGCGGGCTGATCGCCTGCGCCTTAACGATCAGCGGGTGTGCGACAACGCCCCCGCCCTCTGCGCCGTTGCTGACCCTGCCGGAAGTGGCGCGGGAGCCGTGCCGCCTGCCGGTCCTGCCTGATAGCCCGACGAACGCCGACCTAGACGCCACCTACGCCGCAAGGGCCGCTGCGCTGGCCGTGTGCGACGGGCGTAGGGACTTGGCGGTCCAGAGCTTCGACGCCCAGCAACGGGCGCTCCAACCAATCCCCCGCCCTTGGTGGCGCACCTTTAAGGGTGGCTGACGGCCTTGTCCTTCGTTCCCATCAAAGACAACGAATATCCCGATTGGGTCACACCAACCCAAGTCCGCTATCTGGAGGCGGTTAAAGAACACGGCTCCTACGACAAGGCCGCAGCCGCCCTTGGCGTCGTGAAAAACTCGGTGTGGGAATCCATCACCCGCTACAAGAAGGAGGCGGCTCGCCGTGGCTATGCGCCGGGACATTTCGTCAGCGGGGCCGCGCCGGGCTTCACCGTAGGCAAGGTGACTATCCAGCGCGCTGCTGACGGGTCCGTAGAGCGCACTTGGGAGCGCCAGTCCCCGGAAGACGCGCGGCGCGAAGAGATCATGCGAGCGGCTATCGAGGCGGCTTGTGAGACCATTCCGCGCCTAGCCCCCGTCGCCAAGCCCCTGCACACAATCGACAGCCTGCTGACGCAATACACCTTCACCGACTATCACCTCGGAATGAGGGCATGGGCCGAAGAGGGCGGGGCTGATTGGGATTTGAAGATTGCGGAAGACCTGCTGACCCGGTGCTTCGAGTACCTAGCCACGGCAGCGCCTCGGTCAAAGGTCGGGCTGATCTGCCAGCTTGGCGACTTCATGCACTTCGACAGCCTGACGCCGGTTACGCCGACTAGCCGTCACGTTGTGGACGCCGCTGGCCACTATCAAGAGATTGTGCGGGTCGCTATCCGGTGCCTTCGTCGTCTGGTGGACTTCGCCCTGACACGGCACGAACGGGTGGTCATCCTTGCTGCTGAAGGCAACCACGACATAGCGTCGTCGGTCTGGATGCGGGAGCTACTGAAGACGCTCTATGAGAACGAGCCTCGCGTCGAGGTGATGGACTCGCCCGCCCCCTACTATGCGTTCCAATGGGGGCGGACCATGCTGGCCTTCAGCCACGGTCACGCGCGCAAAAAGGAAAGCCTGTCGCACTATTTCGCCGCCGCGTTCGCGAAGATGTGGGGCGATACCCTCTATCGGTACGGAAGTTCCGGCCACTACCACCACGAGGTGACGGTAAAGGAAGAACCGGGCATGAAGTGGCGGCAGCACCCCACGCTGGCCCCGAACGACAGCCACTCAGCGCGGGGCGGGTATGACTCGCAGCGGCTGGCGCTGGCGACGACCTACAGCGACCGGACGGGCTTCGCGGGCGAGATCGGCGCTGGCCCGGAAATGCTCGGGGTGTACGACCTTGCAGCTTAACCCCTTCGCACACCTCCTGTTCGTGGAGGCAAACCGGGGCTTGAACCGAAAGGCCAGCGCAAAGCGGGCAAGGTGGGCGACCTACACCGGAAGGCCGTTCCCGCGCTCGGCTACCGATCAGCGACCTGACCCTGGTACGTTGGACGATGGCGACCCGGAAATGGGTTAGCCATCGCTCCGAATTACCGTTTGTGGTCAACGGGGTCGATTTACCCGGTTAGCCACGGCAAGGCGTTGGAATCGTTCAGCCGTGGCGCTCCCTCTCTGTCCGCCACCATGCAAAAAACCCTCAACGGGTTCAGAGGTTTAGGCCACGGTTAGCCACCGGAAGTTTTGGGGTTAGCCATCGTCTGTTCACTTTCCGGCCCGATCACGGCGCTATCCGCAAGCCGCTTCTGGTCGCGGGCGCGGGTGTAGCGTTGGACCTCCTTGGCGGACTTGTGGCCGGTCCACGACATGATGACGGCCTCCGAGTGCCCCGCGTCTGCAATCCTGGTAGCGCCTGTTTTTCTCAGGCCGTGCGCGGTGCAGCCGACTAGCCCGGCCTTTCGGGCAGAGCCGTTAAACCAGTTGCCAAAGCCCTTGGCGGTATAGCCAACGCCGAACTGCGTCACGATGTAGAGCATCTGTGACTGGTCAACCGTGTCGAGGGATTCTTTCAGACCGGGGACCACGGGGAGCGACAAGCCCGCTCCCGTCTTTTGCTGCCGGAAGTCCAGCCGTCCGTCCTTTCGATGCTGTCGCCCCATCTGGCGCACATCACCGGACCTCTGGACCGTACCCAGCAAAAGGTCGAACGCGAGCCTCTGGCGCGTTCCTACAGGCCAGAACTTCTCATAGATTGCGACCTCGTCCTCGGTCCACGGCTTGAAGCCGTCGCTAACGATCTTGAGCGGCTTTATCCCGATGCATGGATTGTCGGGGCGAAGGTTCCGGTCAACGGCGAAGGCCAGCGCCCACCGCAGCACCTTGAGCATATTGTTCGCGGCGGCGGGCGTCTCCTTGCGCTTGTCCCGCATCACCCGGATGCGCTCTTGCGTCAGGCTGCGGACGGTGAACGAGCCGTAGTCCTTGCGAAGCCGCTCAATGATTCCGCGATAGGTTCCCTGTGTCGTCTTTGCCAGCATCGCCCATTCGGCGGATTGATAGATCGCCACGGCGAGGGCGTTGATCGTACCAGGGACGGTTCGGGATGCGCCGGGCTTGATCTGCCCTGTCACGCCAGCGGTTGCTTCCTGATACGCGGCCTCAAACTCTGGCGAACCCGGCTTGCCCGGCAGATATACCGTCTTCTGCCCTTTGCGCCGGTAGCGGTAGCGAGCCTTGCCATGGCGGTCGCGCATAAGGGTGACGTTGTCGAAGCCGGTCATGCGCCCAAGGCTTCGTCCCATGCTCGCCCTTCCGCCTCCAGATCGGGCGACCTGTCGTTAGCCGCCGGTTCGGCCATGTGGAACCGAACAGCCCCGCCGGGCAAGACGGTAAATGCGGCGGGGTTGACGCCACGCGCCGCGAGAACGTCGAGAATGCGGTTTATCTCGGTCGCCCTGACGACGCGGGCGGTCACAAGTCCCTCCCCCGAGCCAAGGCTTTGCCCGCCCTTACCATTGCGTCCATCTGTTCCCGCGTTCGTCCGTTCGGCGGCATCACGGCCATTAGGTCAGCGAGCGCGTCAAACAGTTCGTTGGCGATTGCTTCGGCCTCGTCTTGTCGTGCAAAGGCGTCGCCAGTTCCTGCCGCGCATGGCTTCCCGAACGTGGTGTCGGCGCGGAAGATGTTGTCTTTGAACGAGCGAAGGTCGCCCTCGAAAACAAGCGTGAAGCGTTCCCACTCGGTCACGGCTTCCCCCCGATCTTGACCGCGCCAGTCCGAAGGCCTTCCAGCCCTCCAATGCGCAGAGCCAGGGCGATGGCCTGCAACTCTGCTGCAAGGCGAGCATTGCTGATTGGTTGGCCCTCGGTGGGTACGGAGCGCGAAGCGCGTAGTGCACTCATCCTTCTCCCCCTTGTACGGGGATGACTGCGAGGGCTTGGACTTCCTCGGCTTCGGGATGAAGGTTGTAGTCGGCATAATGCCATTTGTTCGTGTCAGGCCAACGCCACCGCCAAGCCACAGCCTCCATAGGGTCATTCGCGGTGACGTTCTGCGGCCCGTCATAAACCGGGACGACCCGGCCCTTGTCGCCCATGAGCGGGACCGGCTCGCCCTTGCCGATGAAGACCGCTCCGACGCCCGACTTGGGCACAACAAGGTGACCGAGGAAACCAGTCTCCGGGGCGGGACGGCGGTTCCATGCGGCGATGGCTTCGGCCTCAAGGCCCGGCCAGTCAGCAAGCGTGTGAACGTCCATATCGAGGCCGATTACAGGGCCGTCAGCATCGCAATCCGAGCAAGACACCTTGGCGTCTCCGCAGTCCGCGTTCAGGGGGTGCTCGGGCATCCATACGCGCGCTTCTCCCCCGCAGAATGGACAAGGCAAAAGGTTGTCAGCCATCTAGCCCTCCCCGGTCTTCACGGGAGGGGTGGGTGCACTACGGCCTTCGTCCTCCGTACCTACCGAGACCGTTTCGGCGGCTGTGGTAGCCTTGGCGACGACGTTGCGGGCATTGCTCAGCTCTTCACGGACACGCTGTGTGACCGGCCCGACAATGGGTGGTGTGGCGACTAGCGGCTCAATAGCGTCCGCGAGCCTGATAAGCGTCTCCATCAAATCGGGCGCGGTGGCCATCAGGCGAGCGTTGGCCTCGGCCCTGTCGGCTCCGATTTCTCCGCCGCTCCAACAGGTCGCCATCGGTCCGGTGGTGCTGAGGCCCATGTCGGGCCCCATAACACCGGTCCCGAGCAAGTGACGCCCGGTGATCGTCCATGGCCCCGGCATATGACCTGACACAACCGGCCCATCCATCGCACTCTGGGTATGAGCCGAAGGCGAATGAACCATACTCATGACCCCTTCTCCGTCTGAGGGAGGATGGTTTGGTAATTGATTGGCTTCCACGCGACCGGGTAGAAGCATTTGCTGACCTCCCAGTTTCCGCCGCCCTGCATCTCGGTCTCGCCCTCGCCCCAGTGTCGGAGGCCCGGAACCGCCGGATGCGTTTGGCGCGACTGGATGCGGGCTTCTCGCCCATCCTTGTCGATGCCGATAATCCACGTTCCGTCGAGCGGCGCGGTTTCCATTCCAAGGTCCGCGCTCATTTCCCCGCTCCTTCATTGCTAGAACAGCCGTCAGCGGGTTGGGGGGTGGCGGGAAGCATCCGGGCGATGCGGGCTGAAAACTCCCGCGCGTCCTGCTGATAGGCCATCCCGACAGTGACGCCGCCGTCCGCACAGACCTCGTTCATATCGGTGCAATCGGCCAAGCCTTCCAGCCACATACGGATCGTTTGAAGGTCGATCACCGCCAGATCACCGATGCCCTTCCTCACGGTGTCAGGACGCAAAGCCGCAATCCCGGCGTAGGCCAGTTGGTTGATCTGCCCCAGCGTGTCTTCAGCGTCGTGGATTTGGTCGTTGAACGCCGTGCAGAGGGCCGAAATCTGGTCTAGCAAGGCTAAAACCGGCGGCGCGGCTTGCTCGGTGGGTACGGCCTCTTGGGGCCGTGAACCATTATCTATAGAGACTGAGGGTGGGGGAGGGGCTGGTTGCCAATGGGTCGGCCATGAACCTTGCGTAAATCCCTGCTCGTCAATCCAAGCGCCGCCCAACCAGCGCACAAGCGAGACGCCGCAGCCGGGCGCTCCGATCATGATCAGCGTCCCATCCTTCGGAGCCGTGCTGATGTCCTCCCAACCTCCTACAGGTGTAGAAGCTGCGAGGGCTGGGGCCGCTGCGACCATGTCGCGGTAGATTTCTCGAACGTCGATAGACGGGTCATCCCATCGCTCGGTGCAGATGATCGGGTCCATGCAGCCGGTCGCCGCCTCGATCATCGCTTCTGTCGGCTCCCTCGGAACCATAACTGCATCAGACATTAGGTTGTCTCCTCATGCCGCGAACAGTCTCAACTGCTCCGGCTCTTTGGATGGGGTTAGGGCGCGCAACTCGAAGGCCTTGGCCTCGCGCCAGTCGTTTGAGTCTCGTCCGGCTTTCCGGGCTGCAAATGACCACGCCATACTGTCGGCGCTGAACAGAAGGCGGCGCACGATAGGGCTTTGAAGGGCTGTCAGTTTCACGCCGAAAGCCATGCAGCCGGAGGTCCGACCGCGCCCCCTTAATCGCCAGCAACAGGTCTTCAATGACCGCTGCGTTTCCTTGGCGCTTACAGACGGAGCCAACGCCAACCCACATTCCGGGCGTCAGGCGGTCGCCGTACATTTCGATGTGCCGGAGATAGTCTGAGATCAGGAAGCCCTGAAGGACGGGCATGACCTCAAACGGCACGCCACCGGGGAACAAGTCATCCAGCGCCTCGACCAGAGCATCGTAACGCTCAATAGTCAGACGCTGGTGGTCCAGAACGGTCAGGCCGGTCTTTTCCAGCATGAACGGCTCGCACATATAGTCTTGCGCGGCGGCAATGGTGATGTTGACCACGCCCTGGGTCCAAAGGCGGTGCAGTTGTCGCGCATAGACCTCAACCGGCTCGGGATAACAGCCGTGCTTGGCGAGCTTGGTGAAGGCTCCGCTGTCCACCATTACATCAAGGCACGGGACGGGCTTCCGGCGCGTCTCAAGCCGGTGGATGCTAATACAGGCGCGGTCGAAGTGAACCGCATCGTGCGGCTGGTGCAGGCCGGGATAAAAGCTCAGGACATGGGGAGCCGTCATTGCGACCCCCCATCCCGATCAGTTTCCATCTCTTGTCTATGCGCTCGGGCGTTCGTCTGACCCCTTTCATTGTTGTTGATCCAACGCGCCCGACACGGGACACGCCCCTTGCGCCAGACCGTCACCTCGGACAGCCCGGCAATCTGTTCACCAACGGCTTGCGCAACGCCCTCGTTGGTCGGCTCAATAATGTCGTCCAGAACCTTGTGGTCCCACTGGTCAAGGCAGGCGTCCAGTTTCGCCTTCATCTCGATGGCATTCACGCGCGGCCCATGCGCCGGACCTTTCCAGCCGATTTCCACGAACCAAGTGTGGCCGTGAATCTCATTGGCAAACGGCCCGCGATGGCTAGCGTCAAACGACGAGCTGGTGAAACTGGTGAGCGATCCCTCCCGGACCTCCCTCGGAACCATAACTGCATCAGACATTAGGTTGTCTCCTTCGTAGAGAGGGCTGAGCGGGCTTCCATGAAGGCGTCGAAGCGAGGCCCAACGCCGAGAAGAAGCCGCGCGCGCTCGTCCGACCACGTTCGCCAGTCCTTCGCGAACTCGGCATCCATCAGCCGTTCGATGGCCTCCCGCATCTTCCGGTTGGCTGCGAGGAGATCGAGGATGGTCGCGGGATTGGCTGCACGACCGAACGCACCGGACGTTTCCTCCCACTCGTTGAAAAACTCGACCCACTCCGCGCCGTGAACGGCAATCGCAGCCCTCGCCAGCCTTTCCAGTTCATCAGGGTTGGTCATTGCTTGTCCTTTTGGTTCATCGGCTGCGCCGATACCCACCGCGTGTGCGGCAATGTCTGTGGTGTCAGGTCCGGCGTTCATCGCGGCCTCACCTTGCCGTCGAAGCCGCGCTTCAGCGTCGGATGTGTCAGGCGTGACGGAGCCTTCAGCCCCAGGTTCTTGACCTTGCGCCGGGCCGTTAGGGACTTCTCCGCAACGTCGGCCTTCGTCTTGATCTTGTGCTTGTCGCGGAGAGCCGGAGCGAGGTTCGCCTCACGGTTCTCGCCGCCATTGATGATCGCGATGACGTGGTCGCAGTCCCAAGGCTCACCCGCCCTGATCTTGCGCTTGGACAGGTAGCAGATGCCGCCGTGGGCCTCGAAAACCCGCAGCTTGACCCGCGCCGGAATGGCCGAGTCCGGGGTTGCTCCAACCCATTCGGGGACAGCCCGGCTCATGCGGCAGCCCTCTCATCGCCGTCGAAATGCTCAATGACGAGGCCCTGCTGAGCCGACCAGGCCAGAAGAAGTTCAATCAGGTCCGACATCTGCGACACGGTCAGTTTTGACGAGCGATGTCCGAACGGGAACAGGCCGTCGCCTTCCAAGGTCGGCAACATCACCAGCTCGGCCCCGAGGGCTTGCATAAACACGGCCTTCCAGAGAACTGCACTCATCTTCACGCCGTTGTGGACCGGACGCTGCTTGTTAATCTGCGTGAGGATTGACCACATCGCGGAGTTCTGGTCCCCGCTCCGGCCCTTCTGCTTAAACTCAACGACAGTTCCGAACGGGGCTTGCTCGACCCATCGCAGGGCGCGGCCTCGGTCTTGCGGCGAGCGAATGATGACACACGGACGGTCGGTCACAGTCGGCGCTCCTCGATAACGTCAAACCCTGGTACGCTTCGCTTGCCCGCCCGCACGTCGTCGTCAGCCAGCTTTTGCAGCAGGGCCCTGAAGGCGTCGGGGTTCGTGCGCCAGTAGTGGGCGGCGGCGGCGTGGCTGTCCGTCATGGTGGCCTTCCAGACGCTGCGGAGGCCCATTGCACGGCTTCCGCCCGTAGCGTGGGCCTTGTCCCCGGCTGCGGCCTTGGCGAGCCTCTGAGCGGCTTCCGCGTCGGCAATCAGGGCCTCGGCATCCTCGCGGGCTTGCAGATCGTTGGCGGCAGCGGCGCGCATGGCCTCGGCTGCGTCGCGAGCGGCCTTGTCGGCGGCTTCACGGGCGACCCGTTCGGCCTCGCGCTTCTCCGCGTCCAGCTTGGCGAGATACGGTTGCAGGGACGCCTTGAGCGCGTCCACGGCCTTGAAGACCTTGCCCGGCGTCTTGTTCTTCCGGTCGGCAATCCAGATGTTGTAGCGGTCCTGGATTGCCGCGATCTGCTTATCGAGCGGAGCCTTCTCCACAACCCGTTCAGCGTCCAGCGCCTTGGCGTTCAGGTTCAGGCCGTCGATGATGCGGGACACGTCGTCGGCTTGCCCCTGCGTTTCCACAGGGGAGCCGTCCGCGTAGTTGCGGGCTTCACCGATCAGGTCTTCGATGCTCTCAACGATCAGGTCGAAGGGCGTCGAGTTGCGGAGTTGGATGGGTTCGGCGGTCATCGTCCGCGCTCCTAAAAGGGAATATCGTCGGAGAGGTCGTAACGTCCGACCGACCCGTCAGCCTGCTTGAACGCAACGCCAGATGCGCCGTCATCGCCGCCGCTCGCAGCCGCTTTCCCGCCTTGCAAAGACACGTCGGCAACGCGAAGGGTGAGGTACGTCTTGCCCTCGTACTCCCGCGTTCCAAGGTCGCCCGACACGGTGACTTGCGAGCCTTTGACGAGATACTGCGCCAGCGTTTCGCCGCGCTTGCCCCACATGGAGCAGTCGAAGAACAGGGTAGACTTCTCCTTGCCCTGCCGGTCATCCACGGCGACGGAGAACCCGGTCACCTTGTCGGACCCGGCCTCGCGGGTGGTGGCGTCTTTGGTCAGGCGACCGGCAATCGTCAGGTTTTTCATCTAGGCGGCTTTCTGTTCAAAGGGGTTCGAGGCGGATTTGATAGCCGTCTGCCGGGCGGCGTAGGCTTTGCGGACGCCCTGCTTTTCGGCTTCGGAGAGGCCGTCAATCATCGCGCCGTTGCTGGCCGTCCACTCCTTCAGGTCGGCTTCATCCCGGCACATGGCGAGGGAGGCGGTCGCGGTCTGGACGACGGCGGAAACCACGGCGGCGACGTTGGCCTGCGTCTTGTCGTAGAGGGCCAGACCGAAGGGATTGCCGAACGTCATCAGCGCCCGCTTCATGGCGTCGGACTCGGCTTCCTTCAGTGCGCTTTCGTGAGCCTGGTCCGTGTCCTTGTCGATGCCGGAGCCGAAGCCGCAGCCCTCGCGGACGATGACGCTGTCCCCTGCCCTGACGGTGATGCGGACGCGGGCGGAATAGCCGACACGCATCTGGTCCTTGCCGTATTTGTCCTGCGTCACGCGCGGCTCGCCAAGCTGGCGCAGTTCCACCGTCTCGCGGTCCCACTGGCCGAAGCCAAAGATGCGGTTGGCCTCCGCGATGGCGTGCCACGCCTCGATATAGGACAGGGTCTTGCCGCCTTGCTCGCGGGTGGCGACGCGCGCCTTGTCGAGCGGGGCTGTCAGCATTTCGTGTTGATCGGTTGAGAACGTCATGCTGCTTGTTCCTGCGGGAAAGCCTCGTCCATCGCGGCGCGGATTTGCCGGGCGCGTTCCTGGGTCGAGGGGATTGAGGATTGGACGGCGTCAAACCAGCGGCTCCACGCGGAGAGGCTGTCGAAGCGCCAGTAAACGCCACCGTCTAGGATGAAGAGGTCGCCGTTCGAGGCGTAGGCGTGGACCGTCCCCTCCGCGCCGTTTTTAGCGGTCGCGGAGGTCCTGACGGTGGGTGATTGAGTGGCGGGCGTCACAGCAGCACCGCCGAGAACAGGCTCGCCGCAACAAAGATGCAGCCGAGGATGGCCAGCGCGATATGGAAATTATTCGGTTCCCGCTCCGGGTCTTCCCTACGCGCACGGTCCTCAAGGTAGAGTTCAGCTCGGCGGGTGAGCACCAAGTCCCACTCGGGGTTGTTCGTCAGGCCCAGCGGGTGCGGGCGGTCGTCCTGAAACATCGTCATGCTGCGATCTCCTGCGGTTCGGTCGCCTCACGAATGGCAGCTGCCATTTCGTCAGCGAGGGCTGTTTCGATCTTCGCCAGACCGAGACGCGCGGTGAGCGAGCGTTCGTCGTTCTGGCTGAGTTGGTAGGCCGCGTTCATCCGGTGGATGTTCTCGATCAGCCGGGCCTTTTGCAGCGTGATCGGCTGATGCTCGCGGACGAAGATCACGGAGCCGCTGGCGAGGTACATCGGGGCGGTCATGCGTCGTCCTCCAGATCGTTAATCTGATCGATGCAGTCGGCGGCAGACGCGCCGCGTCCGCAGCGATTGTCGTTGCTGTCGGGAGCGCCGTCGTAGTCCTCGTGGTGAAACTCCCAATCGAACTGGGGCGCGGGTGAGAAGCAGGCTGGATAGATGCGATAGCCGCGATAGGTCTGGTCGTAGCCGTCAGCCGTCGCGCAAATCTCGTCGTGAAAGTGGTTCTTGACCGCACCCATCACGCGGCCTCCGCACGGAACGGATAGGCATCGGCGGCGACCAACTCGGCCAGCCGGTAGTCAGCGGCGACCGCCACCAGATACCGGGCCGAACCGGGGAAGGCGTAGGTCTGACCGTCAATCCAGTCGTCACGGTCCTCGGCGGGCATATCAAACGCGGCCTCGGCCAGCGCATAGCCCTCGGCGGCGTAGTCGTTCGCGCCGGTCCAGTCGTAGTCCCCGAAACCGTCGCCACCCTCACGGGCGTAATCGGCGCGGGCGGATTCCAGTTTTTGAAATGCGGTAGCCATCGGGCGTCTCCCTTGTTCGTAGGGAGATATTACGCGGAGTAACGGCTATGTCCAGAGGAAAATCACCGCTGGTAACGGATAATCGTCACGACGGAATCGGTGCGACCGTTTCTGACGTAGGTGTCAGGCTATCTTTAGAAGCTGGATGATCGCATCGGCGGCTGCGGCCTGCCGGGCCTCCGGGGCCTCTCGCAAGGCGTCGATCATCCGGCGCTCTGTCGGCGTCAGGTGGTCATCGCTGGCGTCGGGGCTTCCCTCCCCTGTCAGCAGCCACGTCCAGTTGACGGCGAACTTCTTGGCAAACCGAGCGGCTGTCTGGTGGTCGAGAGGAATGTGCTTTGAGGAGCCTGGTCGGCGCTCATAGGCGCGATATGTCCCGGCCTTAATGCCGAGGCTTTCGGCGGCGGCTTCCGCGTTCGGGGATAGGCCGTTGGTTTCCTGCCAGCTCATCCGCGACCAGCGCAGCCGGTCCCACGTCCCCTCGGTGTCCTGCCAGCGCGCTTTCATACGCCAGACGTTACCGCCGGTTCTGTGACCGCGAGTGATATTGTGCTTGCGCGTCCCTATTACTGCGAGTAACGTTGACACATGACGCACTCCGAAATCGTAGGCACCCTCGGCGCAAAGACCATCGCGGAACGCATCGCTGTTCCGGCTGGCCGTGTCCGGGTCTGGAAGTTCCGAAACGTCATCCCGCGCTCGGCGTGGGCTGAACTGATCGACGCCTTCCCCAGCGTGACCCTTGAGAAGCTGAAGGCAGGCGAAGGCCAGTGACCTACAGCCGGGCGATTTCTTTCAGGATGATCTCGACCCGCTCCATCCGGGCGGCGGCTTCGCCTGCTCGCGCCTTTGTCCCGTTCGGACATAGCAGCGCCCGCAAGGCCACGACCTTCTGCTCTGCCGCTCGCGTGTCCAGCACCTTCCGCATCACAGCGACGCGCCGGGCGATCTTCTGCGGTTTCCCGTCTGACAGCGCGAAGATGAGCGCCGCGACCATTTCGGCGGCGGACTCTTCCGAGATCGTCAAGTCGGGCTGCGGGTTTTTCTGTGACTGCAACAGTGCCTCCCGACGACAGGAGGTCAGTCAATACGGCCAAGCTTTCCCGCGCAAGGGGAAAACTTGCCGCACGGTAAGCGTTAACTACGTTGTCCACAAACGGGAAAAGGCCGGGCTAGAACCCGACCCCTCCCTCTGCTGCTCGGTATCGGGCGGCGCATCGCCTGAGCGTGTCCGCAATCTCGCTCGGCTGCCGGAGGGCTTCGGCCTCGCATCGCCTAGCCGCCTCCGCAAACCTGTCAGTCCCCCAGTCGATCACCTTCCTTGCCGGGAAATCCACGGTGATGATCTGGGCCACGTCGTCGTCCTCAAGTCGCGCCCCTCTGTGGAGGCCTGTTCAACATGAGGGCTTCCGCGATGACGATCTATTCCAACGATGGGGACTTTCTCCCCCGGCTCGGCCTCGACCGATCCATTGCCGACGCGCTGGCGGTTTACGTCCAGCAATCCTTTCCCGCGCTCGGACGCCGCAAGGCCGTCGCGAAGGAATGGGGCCTCGGCACTGAGGAAGCCCGCACCGTGATTGAGGGCCGTCCGTCCAAGGCGACCCTGGATCGCATCTTCAAGCATCCGAACGGCGGATGGCGCGTGATCTTGCCCGTCATGGGCGCGGTCGTGGGCCAAACCGCCGACGCCTTCATCATCGCTGAAAAACAGAGGCTGTCCCATGAGAGACAATCGTTCGAGGAGCGGGAAAACCGCTTGGTGGAAATGGCTCGCGATCTTCGCGCTGTGGGCCGTCTATCACTCGATGGGCCTGATCGCTTGGCTGGGTAACGTCGCGCTCGACGTTCGCCTGTGGTCGCTCGGCTGCATCATTCGCCTGCGGGGTGCGTGATGTGCGATTTCAAGCCGGGCGATGAAGTGGTGTGCGTAGATGCGTCACCGTCATTTAGGGTCGCCGCTGGCAGGCCCGTTAAGGGTGCTGTCTATGTGGTTGAAGGCTACGACGAGTCTCGTATAGACGGAATCGGCCTGATAATCGCGGGCCTTGGCTGGAGCCATGATTTTGACGGATTGACTGTCGGCTGGTCTCCGCTGCGCTTCCGCAAGATAGAGCGCCGCAACGACAGCCTGTCGATTGAAGCCTTCCTGACGATCAAGCCGGGCTTTGAAGAGCCTCGCCGTGCCCCTGCCAAGAAGCGGGAGCGCGTCTGATGGACCTGAATCCCACCATCAAGCTCGCTCCGCAACTGGCCGCTGCTGTCTGTGAACGCGCTGCCCTGATTGCCGGTGGCGCGACCCTTACGGATTACGCCGTGATGGCGCTCGACAAGCGGGCATCCATTCTCGCGGCTGATCTGAAAGCAGCGTGTGAGGCCCACCAGGCTTTCCGCCCGTGGTCGCCCCATGAACCGGGCAACACGCGATGATCGGGGAACGCACCATCCGCGAGGCCCTGACGCCTGAGACGCGCGGCCCCGTCATCGTCCGCTCGCACGTTCGCGCAAAGCCGGTGAACGCCAAGCGGGAAGCCCTGCACGATGCTCTGCGCCGGGCGGTGGCGTCGTGAGCCGGGTCGAGGTCATTGGTGACTGCACCCTGTATCTGGGCGACTGCCGGGACATTCTGCCGACGCTTGGCGGCTCCCTGAGCCTTTTGACCGACCCTCCCTATGGCATCGGCCAAGACGGCGGGCGCGGGCATCGGTTGTCATCACGCGCCAAGGTTCAAGAGAAGCGTGGCTGGGACTCAGAGCGCCCGGCTGATGATGTTTTCCGGCTCATGCTGCAGGTCACGCGCGAGCAGATCATCTGGGGCGGAAACTATTTCGCGGACCTTCTGCCTCCGAAGATGGGCTGGCTCTACTGGCAAAAACTGATCGGCGGCGACTTCTCTGACGGAGAGTTGGCGTGGACCAGCCGGGACCGTGCCCTGAAGGAGTTTTCGGTTCGCAAAACGAACGCCGAAATGGAACACCCGACCCAGAAGCCCGTGGCGCTCATTCAGTGGTGTTTAGGGTTCTTGCCGGAGGGCGACACAGTTCTCGACCCGTTCATGGGCTCCGGCACGACCGGCGTTGCCTGCGCCCGGACTGACCGCTGCTTCATCGGCATTGAGCGCGAGCCTTCCTATTTCGACATCGCGTGCCGCCGGATCGAGGAAGCCTACAAGCAGCCCCGCCTCTTTGCTGAACCTGTCGCCAAGCCCGTCCAGACTTCATTGCTGGATGACGCCGCATGACCCACACCCCCGAAAGCCACAACCACACCGCAGCCGTCTGCGCGACCGAGGCTGACGTTCGCCGGGCCTCTCCGCTGGCCCATCAACGCGCGTTTGCTGTGATCCTGGATCGGTGGGCCGCAAACGCTCGCGACCGTGCATCGGCCCTCGCTCAACTGGCACAGCGGGACTTGTTCGCATGAGGGTCACGACATTCGATCTGCCGTTCCCAGCTAAGGCCCTGTGGCCGAATGGCCGGGCGCATTGGGCCGCGAAAGCCCGTGCCGTGAAGTCTCACCGGGCGAGCGCGTGGGCCTGCGCTCTGGAGGCCGGCGTCACGAAAGCCGACCCCGACGCCCCTGTCTCCATTGCCGTGACGGTGCACCCGAGAACCCGCAACGCCATCGACCGGGACAACTGCGTCGCCAGCCTGAAGTCCTACGCGGACGGCATCGCTGACGCCCTCGGTGTGGATGACCGGATCTTCGACACCCCGTCCATCGACTTCGCTGAACCGATCAAGGGCGGTCTTCTGACTGTGACCCTGACCTACACACAAAAGAGGGATTAGCCATGGCCGAATGGTCCGCAACAGACGACGCCGAACTGGTCCGCCTCGCCGGTATGGAACTCTCCGCGTCCAAGATTGTCGCCGCCTTTGCAGAGCTTGGCCTTGAGCCTCGCACCCGTGACGCAATCCTCGGGCGCTGCCTCCGCATTGGCGTGACGCTGACTGGACGGCGTCTGAAGAAGCCCCAGCCGCCGAAGTTCTGGGACTTGCCCGAGCCGCTGGCGATGCTCCGGGAGCTGTGGATTGCGGGCGTCCCGGTCACGCTGATGGCCAGCCGGATCAGCGCCAAGTTCAAGCACAAGGTCAGCCGCAACGCCGTCATCGGCAAGGCGCACCGCCTCGGGTTGGCCCATGAGTTTCCCCGCGATGGCAACAAGGACCGGGAAGCCGCTCGCGTCCGTGGCAAGATGGCCGCGCGCGAGAAAGCAGCAAAGCGCGACCGCCGCCATCTAGAGCGGGCCGAAGCCGCCAAGCCCATCCTCGCTGACGTGTCGTATGCCCGTCCTTGGCTGGAGCGCGGACCCCGTCAATGCGCCTTCCCCCTCGGTGAGCGCGGGTCCGTGATGTCCTGCTGCTTCCCGACCGACGAGACCTATTGCGCGGCTCACCGGCAGGCGATGGGTGGCAAGCGCAAGGCGTGGTCTCCGAGAGACTTCCGCAACGTGGCGAGGGCGGCATGAACGCTGCCTTTTCCCCACTTATCCACAGGCCCGTGAAAGCGTCCCCGACCCCTGCCGCGTCCGGCCCTTACACCGGAAACGAACGGTCGCATGGTCTTTTCATGACCACTCACCCGGCACGTTATCCCCAGACTTACGCACAGCCCGTGAAGGTGGTTGATGCACTGATCTCGGCCCTGCGTTTGCCGGTTCACGCCAGCCCGAAACTCCGTCCGATTGCGGATGAACTGGAGGCTGTTCGTGATCGGTCTTAGCTCGCCCCTGCCGTCTAACCTCGACGCAGAACAGGCGCTGATTGGCGCTGTCCTGTTCGACAACGACGCCATGCCCGACGACGTGCGGGCCTGTGACTTTCACGAGCCGTTCCACGGCCTGATCTGGACCGCCATGACGGACCTGGTGCGCGCCGGTCGCTTGGCCGAGCCGACCATTCTGTCCGACCGCCTGAAGTCATCCCCCGCGTGGGAGCAATACGGCGGCATCCGCTATCTGGCGGATATGGTGGACCGCGCTCCCGCCCCTAAACACGCGCCGGAATATGCCCGCGCCGTTCAAGACGCAGCGATGCGCCGGGGCCTCATCCGTGTGGCCGGTGAAATCTCCGACGCCGCCCGAGACCCTGACAAGTCCGGCGCGGAACGGGTGATCGAGGCCGAGCGGGCCGTCTCCGATCTGGCAGACACCGGCCCCTCGCCTTCCGCATGGTCGCGCGCCGACACGATCATCGGAAGCGCCGTTCGTGCGGCCCAGGAACGCAAGGGCAAGATTGAACTGCCGACCGGCCTGACCGAACTGGACCGCCTGACGGGTGGCCTGCGTCGTGGCGAAATGGCGATTATTGCGGGTCGCCCTGCGATGGGTAAGTCGTCCGCTGGCCTCGCTGTCGGTCGCGCATTGGCTTCCCAAGGCAAGGGCGTGGCGTTCTTCTCGATGGAAATGCCGAAGGTCGCGCTCGGCCTCCGCATGGCCTGTGATCTGGCCTTCAACCCGGAAGCCCCGGTGTTCAGCGGCAAGAGCGAGAACCCGTCCTATTTCGATGCCGACCGTGGCCAGCTTGAGCGCCACCAGTGGCAAGCCCTCGAAGCCGCCGAACGCCAGATGGCCGGATGGCCGCTGCTGTTTGACACCCGCCCCGGCCTGACCACTTCCGCAATGGAAGCCTGTGCCCGCAAGGCAATCCGTGACTGGCAACGTCAGGGCATTGATCCGGGCGCGATCATCGTTGACCACCTAACCATCGCCAAGGCTGACAACGACCGCAAGGGCAACAAGGTGGCCGAGGTCT